ATAATCAGAGATATTGGTTACAGTTACTCCACCACTATGGGCTGCTTTAGTTGTACCATTAACTTCTCTAGCTCCCCCACTTAAGATATTAGTTGTCGTATTATTAGCTGTAAAACTTATATCCTCTGATCCAATTCTTATTTCTCCTGACGTAGGAAAAGCAGCTGAACTAGTTAAAGGAATGTCCGTTACACTATCATTAATAGTAGAAGCTAGTGTTGTCGTTGCTGGTCCTAAAGCTGTACCTCCCCACAATGCTGTACCAAAACCATAACCACCTAATTGTTGAGAAGGTCCTACAGTATAATAACATAATACTGAAGCACTATTACCATCACTTGTAGTTAAAGGTGTTCCTGATTCCTGAGTCGCCATCGTAATTGTAAAGGTTGTAGTAGTAGGAATAGAAGTGACCATAAACTTCTCATCTTCAAAAGTAGCATCATTATAAGTTGACCCTATTGCAGTAACTCCACTGACAGAATCAAACATTACAATGTCATCTTCTGTTAAATTATGTACTCCAGTACATGTTACTGTAACTGTTGTTGATGAAGAGGTACTTGAAAACGTAGCGCCTGTTAAAGTTGTTCTAATGGGGTGAATGTCATAATATGCTCCCCCTGAATAGACATATAAAATTCTATTAGTGCCTATTGCAGCGTATTTAATACCTGCGTTATTGTCCCAATGATGAAGTGCACGTCCGGCTCCTGTTAATTTATTATTACCAAGTTGCTGCCAACCACCTATTTTTTCGGGAGTACCGTATCTAAATCTGACATTATCACCATCAAACCATTGGCCTTCGGCGCCTGTCTCTGTGACTTGTTTGTTGAATCCGGGTAAAAATCCTAATTTTTGTAGCATATAAAATCCTGTTCTTTTGAGGAGTATATTCTAATATACTGTATATATCAATATTCATATATCAATATTCTAAAAGTTAAAGTCTATATTAATCACTATTCTATACATATGTCGAGCAGGATGGCTACCCGCATGATTAACAGATCCATCAAAATAGATCAACTTATTTGGCTCTGGGGTGATCCTTTTCATAATCGAATTATCTTTATTAAAGAAAAAAGTATCCCCATCCGTTTGGTTAACATAGTAAATTAATCCATGATGAGGTATTTTATAGTCTTTATGGGGCGTATTATATTGATCTTTTTTAAAATCAGGTACCTGTATCTGTAAATTAGCTTTACTTCTAAGAAGATTAATTTCTTTTATATTATTTTTTTTCGTATAAGCTCTGAGTATTAGATCCACGACACGTATGTGGCGAGAATTTACAGGATTTTTAAGATCACTATTAAAAAAAAGATGTGTCAAAAAACCATGTTCTCGTAGGTTTTTAAAAGATTTAACTTGTTTGTTGTAATATTTTTTTGATACGGTCCCCTCGTTAGTGCTAGCAAACCAAGGAAAAGTAACACCGTCTGTTACCACATCATATATCTCTTTATGTTCTTCCTTAGAAAGGAAATTTTTATATACTTTAATCACTCTATGTATTTAAGCCAAGTGGTTATTATATATTTGTCGTTTGTTAAGGGAGGATTACCTCTGTGAATATATTGAAACGAAGTTGGAAATAAAATTAAAGTTCCTTGTTGAGGACGTATCCTCATTTTTTGATAAAGGAATTCTGTTTCTCCTCCTTCTTCAACATCATTTAAATATAATATAATACCTAACATTCTATCCGAATATGTTGAAGATGCTCCATCTGAATGCCACATATGATAACCTTGACCAGGTGCAGTTTTTTGAACTCTGATTGCATTATCCATCTGATGTTTTGAAACAGCTGAAACAGCTGGATAGTGTTCTTTATATTTTTTATAACACTCCCAAGTGACGTCATGAAATTGTCTTATTAATGGACTTTCTTGATGTAAAATTAATGGGCCTTCGTAAATTTGATTAACAGGTCCCCCTACGCTTTCGGATCCTAGGAAAAGAGTATCTCCATCTTTTAAAGTTTTATCTATATTTGATTGTTCTTCTTGTCTACTGATAATAAATCTCCCTCCTCCTACTTGAGGTCTTGTACCTTGATGATAGTTATATCTATCTATTATACTAGAACAATACTCCTTGGTAGCAGCGTTGTGATATATCCCAATCCAATCTTTATGTGTTTCTTTTAAATCTTTCATAACATATAACCTCCTCTTTATAACCTGAAACAGGTTTAAAATTATAGCAATCTAAAATATCTTTAATTATTTTATTATTATAATGGTTCCATTCATTAAAGACAAATCTTGAACCTACATAAGTTCGATTAGCAAACCACACTACTTGTTCCACAAGATGTTCTATATTTTTCTCTTTATTAAACAACACAAACATAAAAGGAAAAGAAAGAGGAAAATGAGACATAAACGTTTTAGGATCCATCTTTAAAAAGTTTAACTCATTATAATGACATAAATTTTTTAAAATTTGTGTTTGATTTTCACAGTTACTAAATGCAATATGCGTATGTTCTATCTCCGGAAATCTAGTTTCAAACTGATCCATTATGACACTAGAGTTTTCTATTCGTTGTATATTGACTTCACATGTCATCACCAACGGAGGCTTTCTTACAAAGATTGTTTGAAAGCACGCGTACTCTAGAGTTTTTTTATCTATAATATTATGTGTCATCTTGTGGCCCATCGTCGCTGTATGTAAGATTAAAAACTATAACAGTTTTTCTTTTTTTACTATTAAAAAGTTTTGATCTATGGCGCAAATGTCCTGGAAAAGTAAAAATATCCCCTTCTTTAACATTAATAGATTCTATTTTACCTGTGACACTATCTTTAAATTCAGTTCTCATATTTTTATCAGGAAGTTCAATATAATATATTGCAGAAAAATGAGCATCATGAACATGCCAACCATGATAGTTATTTTTTTTATATTGTTGAAACCAATAATTCCGGACTGTACATTTTTTTACTTTTAATAGTTTACAAAATTCCTCTGCATAATCAGTCAATATATTTTTAAAAAAATATTTAAAATACTCTCTTCTTGTTTCTTTTGGTAAATACCAATCCGTATGGGCGATGTTGTCATTCCCTTCCTTTAAAGGTTTTAGAGGTACATTAGCAATTATCTTTAATAATTCTTTTTTATGTTTTTTATGATTCAAAACATTGTAGGTATAACCATAAGTGTTCATATGGTGTGTCTTTATTTTTGTAATATTATTGTCCATTCTAACCTTTCACTTAAATCGTTTAAATAAACTTTGCGTTTTCTGTTCGCTATTAAATAAAGATGAAGTTCTTCTGCATCTATAATCATCAACTGATCTCCTAAATCACAAACTATTTTTTCGGCTCCTGTTTTTAAAGAACCATATTTCCCTTTCTGTTCCCCTTCTATAGGTTTCATGGGTCTTAAATCAAATTTAAATTCTCTATTAGATATGTTTTTTAAAATACCTTCTACATCCCAAGTAGCTTTTTTACTTCTAGGCCACTTGACTTTTGTTAAATATTTTTTTGCGAATTCTTTTGCTTCCATTATAAACTCATTGATAAACCTGCTCGAGGAGATAATGAAGTAACGTCATGATGTACTCCTTTAGGAATATAGATTAAATCTCCTTTTCTTAAAATAATTGGTTTTTTATTATCAAATTTCCATAAAGTACTTCCCTGTTGTTGCCAAAAATAAACATCTGTATCATCATTATGTCTTCCAAAAGAGCATGAATCATGGGTCAATGAAACATATAGGTGGGCCTCTTTTAATTTTAATTTTTTTAATATTCTTTTTGCTTTCTTTATATGATTAGCTGAAGAAGTAGTAAAAAATGCTGGTGGATTAAATTTTACATCTTGTTCTTCATAAAAAGCCTTCCATAACTCATCAAGTATTTCTTTCCAGCTTAAAACTTTATTATCAAAATTTCTTTTTACTTTTATCATATATCCTTGGGAAGACCTAAAAGAGGTCTATCGTCATATAAATTAGTTTTTGCTTCTTTATTTTTAATATCATTAAAATGTAAAAAAACTTGAACACACATTTCTCCCTTTAAGGGTTCTCTCCAATGTTCTAATTCTTCTCCTCTATAAATCATCATATCCCCTGGTAATAAATCTACTTTTATTTCTCTACCTAAACTCTTTGTATATAAGGGCCATTTACTTCCTCCTAGATTTAAAGTTGCAGATATTTCACAACTCAATCTGTCCGTATGCCTTTTTAAAACATCACCTTTTTGATAAACTCTTGCATAAGAATAAGTCGGAAAAATTTTTTTACCAGTATTTTTTTCTACTTGTTTTTTTAGTTTTAATAATAAAAGATCAATAGCCACGTCTCCATAAATAGCATATGATTTAGGAACCTGGCCATCCCCAAATACACCATATAAATTTTCAAGAGGAGAAATATAGTTTCTTAAAAATAAAATTTTAGCAACATTTCTTTTTGAGATTATATAGTCACGTATATATTCTGTAAGTTCTTTTGATAAAGCATTTCTAACCACACAATATTTATTTTTTTTAAATAAACTTTTCATTTTTTAACAGCCATATTAAAAGATGCAGTCACTCTTTCTCCTTTGGATCGAAAAGAAGGAACAGAGTGAAGAACATTATGAGGAAAAATATAAAAATCTCCTGCTTCCATGTTGTGGGTTTCATATTCTGTTACGTGAAAGTGTTCTTGTGGAGCTCTTAAAGTAAATATTAAAGAACCAGGTTTAGCTCCACTTCCCACGAATTTTTTTCTTTCTTCTCGTAAGTTTTTAGAAACATGTAAAAATAAAACACAAGAAAATTGACAGTCAGTATGAATATGAATAGGATTGCAGTCACCCGCTTGCATATAATTAACCCATCCAGCAGTACAACTTAAACTTCCTTCTATTGCTTTACCATACCAAGTCTTATGGACTTCCGAATAGGCATACCAATATGGATATAGAATTCTTGATGCTTTATTTATATCCACTTCGTATTCATGTTTTATTATTCCTGCTAGCTGTTTTCTAAAATCTTTCTTCTTATCTTTTTTACACAATTTCTTAATTTGCTCAACTTCCTCTGGTGTAAGTTTCATGTATAAAACTAATGGTCCTGAATTTATAGTCTGAGTCATTATATCTCTCATTTAAATTTTTCTCCTAAATTCCACATTACTAAAGAACAGCGTGTCCCATCTAAAACCTTAGTGACTCTGTGCCATATAAAAGAAGGAAACACAACTATAGACCCTATATGATGCAATGCAGGACATTCAATTATTTCAGAATCAAAGTTTAAATTATTTAAAAACTGTAAACGTCCTCCTTCGTAATCTTCTTTCTTATTTAAACTTACGACCGCAGAAAGTTTTCTAACTTTTCCAGTAGGCTTTGCTTTTATAGAATCATAGTGCCAATTATAATATTGGTTTTTATTATAAACTGTAAATTGAAATTTTTCTGATTCATCCCATTGAAAATTCCAACCCGCATTAATATTAGCTTTTTCTATAAAAGGAGAAATAGTTCTATAGATCCAACGATCGCATAACCAAGTTATATGTGAGTCTCTATGTTGTTTGATTTCTTCGAACTTGGTTTTGCCTCCAACTAAACCTTTTTTAAATTTTAATTTTTTTGCATGTTCTAATATATGATTACATGTTCTTACCGGAACAGCTTTTTTAAAAACCCAATATACATTATCTAAGTTCATATGTCTTTATAGGACCTCTATATATTATATTTATAGGTTTGTAAAATCTAAATTAAAAGAAACGCTTATTCTGTCTTTCTTAGATAAATTAGGTTCTACATAGTGAAAAGTATTAGAGGTAAATAAATAAAGGTCTCCCTCCTGGGGAACCATAGTGAATTTTGTATAAAAATTAGGATTATCAAAATGGTTATAATAATTATTACTCATTTTTGTTAAATTCCCTTCTTGAAAAATAAGTCTTCCTGAATTTTTGGGAGTTTTGATATAATAAATCCCTGAAAGAAAACCTTCATGGTTATGAAGCACATTATAATTATTTGTTTTATTTTGATTAAGCCAATAGTTAAGTAGTTTTAAATTAATTTCTTGTCTAGGGTTTAATTCTTTAACAAATTCATATGCAGGATTTAAAAATACGTTGTGTAAAATATCTGTTTCTNCCTCAATAAAACTTTCAGATTGAAATCCCCCTACATTACTAAAAACCACTGACTTCTTACATGACTTTAATTTTTTTAAAAAATAGTTTTTATAGATTTTGTCATTTAAATTTTTTTTAAATACAGTAGATACAAAGATATTTTGAATAAGTGACATATGTCTTTATAGGACATATATATATTATATAAATATGAAAGTAAATATGAAAGTAA